TAGACATACCGGCATACTGAAGAATTTTTGTAACTAATTTTATCTCATCCTCTATAGGTAGCTCAAAGTCTTGGTATCCTAAACCAGGGGACTGATTGAACACTGGCTCACCATTAGTTAGTGTAGTGAATGTCCACTTAGGGTCCTTTGGATATCTGAAGTAGTTGGCATCCACCTCGTTAGCAAGATTAATAGTTGATGGGTATACGGTAAGTATGCTACCTTCCTGAGTATAAGCAGGGAATGTTTCTGTTGGAGCAGTCAAGTTAGAGTTAATCAGCATCGTAATCTTACCATGAGTTACCTTGTCAGCCTCCCCCTTGAATACTCTAGTGGCACCAGATCCATCATACACAAGAATCTTATTGATCATAAAGTAATCAAAGCCAGTCGTTGTTACTGATGGCAGATAATATCTATTTGAAGCAGAAGCCACCTGAGTTAGCGTAGATGTAGTAGCGAACAATTCAATCGCTTCCTCTAAAGTTTTTCTAACATTTGCATAGTCAGTACCTGAAACACGAGCATTCTCTTTGTTAATAGTATCGTTGTACTCAGAGAAGTACTCCTCAAATAATTCTAGCTGAGCCTGCTTGGCAAACAGGTTGAAGTCAGATGGGGAGATGTAGCCGTAATTATTCTTGTTCAGAATTGCCAATACGGTATTTCGAACTGAGTTGATCATTCTAGTCTTTTTACAAATATAAACAAAAAAAAAGAGGGTGTTATTACACCCCCATTTTTAAACTTAAGCCCAAAAAAAACTATGTCTACAAATCTAAATTATTTTCTAACATTTTCAAAGCATCGATGCCATCATCTGTCTTTAGGAACTGAGCCACGGCAAAGTATGGGTCATCACCATAAGAGACAGTAAGCATCTTTTTCTTTACAGAAGGTGTATTAAACCACACTTCCTTGTTATTATTTCTGAATGCTAGTAACTTGTTCTCAAAGAACACGTGAATATTTGCCTGAAGTTTTAGCATTGGATCACGTAGGATATTCAAGAATCCCTTTGGATCTCTCTTTGCATAAATCAAGATATCACGCTTAAGCTCAGATGTTGTGAACTTGTTTGGATCTTTACTGAACAATACTCTAGCAATTGTCTCCATCTGATCAACACTAAGTTGACGTGCTTCAATCAATGCATCTACTTCAGATGTAAGCTGCTCTACTTCCTTAGCTGCATCCTTCTCATAATCAACCTGAATAAATGATAAGCCATTAAGTGGATGGTAGTGAAGAAACTGTTGTAGTACAGGGTTAGTTCTTGGAACTGATAGGAAGCCATTCTCAAAGATGATTGGCTCTACAATTGCGTTGCCATCTTGCTCATCCTCAAATGGAGACTTCTGATTGATGGCGTACCTTAGTGGTCTGTTGACATTGTTCTCCTCATCAAAGTAAAGGAGTGGATACCTTCTAGTATTTCTTGAAGGTAGAGTAAAAGATAAAGGAGCAGACTCTCCCTTTAGTTTGTAAACTTTGTCAGAACTTATTGATTGCTTTTTCATTTGATTAGATTTAAAGATTTAAAATAGAGGGAGCCACAGCGACCCCCTCAGTTAATTATTACTTCTTTGCTTTAAGCTTTTGAACTAATTGTTTGGCCGCAGCCTTACCAATACCAGCCCCACCACCACCACGGGATAGATTCCCCTTTGATGTTACTTTTCCAGCAGGATTTTTTATAATAAAGTTATAGGTATTCTCATCTGGCTTGCCCATGTTTGTGGTATCAACTGACATTCTATATCCTTTGTTACCAACAGGAACATCCATTAATGGTGCTCTTTTGTTAATAGTACTAGGCTTCTTTGCTGCAACAGCAGGGGCAGCAGCTTTATTCACAGCAGGAGCAGGAGCAGCAACTTTTTTAGGAGCAGGCGCAGGGGCAGCAGATTTTTTAGGAGCAGGCTTTTTCGCAACAGCGGCAATAGCAGACTTTCTTGCTGCCTCTTTAATAGCTTTTTGCTTTGCGTTTTCAGCGGCATATTTTGTAATCCCAGTTCCTGTACCAGCACCTAAAGTAGTTTTACCTTTTTTAGGTGGGTAATTTTGTTTTATAGCCATTGTTTTGTTTGTTTAAAGTTAAAAGGAAGGGCCAATCGGCCCCTCCTGTTATTTTAAATTAGGCTCCGTATCTGAACAACACGAAGTTGTTAGCACCCAAGGTACATACACAACGCTCAGACAAGAAGTTAACCTCCATTGCATCGAGATCGCTAGTCTGTGCACCACCGGCAGAACCAGTAATCCAAGTCTTGTATCTACGATCTTCAGTCTCAGAAGCTCTGTAACGAACGTGCAAGAATGGTCTCTTAGCGTTCTTACCCATAATCTGATCGTACACAGTTGTAGAACCAGCAGGAACTAATAGACCAGTTACAGTACCAGTTGCAGATGCACCAGTAGGCAAACCACCACGCATGGTAGGATCGTTCAAGTACTTCCAGTCAGACTTGTAGAAGTCATAACCTCTACGGAATCCAGTGAATCCAAGATTCAAGGCCATCTTCTCATCGTTGTCAAATAGACCGTAAGAAGTACCACCAGCACCGTAGCTGTTCTGAGCTGCCAACATATCATCGATGTCAAAGCTGAATGCTCTGTTAACGAAGATTACGTTCTCTTCGATAGATCCCTGCTTATCAAGACGAGAGATGATGCTATCAAAGTCAGCAAGAGTAGTTGGGTTACCACCACCCCATACGTTACCACGGTTGTTAACCACGTAGAAGATACCTTCAGAACCTTTGTTACCATACAATGGGTTCAAAGAAGCGTTAGCTACACCAGACCCAGACTCAGCAGGAACTGCTTCAATCATTGCGGTCTCAAGATAGTCTTCGAAACGTAGACGAGTCTCATGCTCAGACTTCAAATACCAAAGGTATCCAGTAGCACCATTCTCAGTAGTTACTTCTACCCATCCAATCTGAGCCATGTCAGAACCAGATACTGCATACTTGTCCTTGATGATGATTGGAGAGTTGTCGAAGATTTCATCTTCAGCCTCCAAAGATCCGATCATTCCAACAGTTCCCTTCTTAAATTCAGAACCATAAATCCATACTGAAAGTACAGCAGTTCCAGAGAAAGTCTGTCCAGCACCTTCGTAGTAAGCAACTCCGAAAGTATCATTTACTGTATCAACAGTAGTAACGATACCCTTGTTAGAAAGACCTGTAGCGTTATCAGAGATAAATACAGTCTGTCCAGCACGGATCGCAATAGCGGTTACGTTAGCATCAGAAACAGTAATAGTTGCAGAGTCTGCTCCAGCAGCAGCAGAAGAATCACAGTTCACATACTTAGTATGCAAACGGCCTTGCTCAGCCCACTTGATCATGTCAGAGTTGGACGGCATTTCAGCTCCTACCATTCTTAGGAAGGAAGCTACGGTACGATTACCATAACGCTCGAATTCTTTCTCGTAAGTATCAGGTAGATACTGGTTCAAGAAATCAAAGTTGGTAATGTAGTTAGTTGATAAAGGGACCTGCTCAGCACTTGGCTGCAACTGGAACCCAGGAGTGTTTAATACTGCCATTGTTTTGTTTTTTTAGTTGTTATATTTTTTTAATGCTGCGGATTTTTAGACCCCTTCCAGAGTCTGGCGCAACCGCCTTCACCTGCATTCCACCCTTGTTAACAACCTCAGGAGCTCTACGCTCAGACATATTTATATTTTTGGTCTTACGTAAAACGTCATCGGTAGCATCCGCCTGCCCTTGCTCATAAAAGAACTTGGCAAACTTCTCAGGATTCATTGCGATAGACAAAGACCTGTGGTATCCAGCTGCATCCTTAATTAGTCCACTGTCATCCAAGAACTTATTAACAAAGTTTAATGGACTTGACTGAGCACTCCTTAATTCTGAAGCAGATGCCGGAGTAAATAAAATCTTCTTCTCGTTAATGTCGAACTCAAATCCTTTGAAGTCTTTACTAAAAACCTCATCTGTCTTTTGGTCGAACCACTTACGCTTACGATTACCTTCCTCCTCTATAGTCTTTGACTGTTTTGTATACTGACGATAAGCCTCAAATTCTTCTTTCTCTTCTGGAGATAAGCCCATACCACTTGACTCAAGCGGAAGCTTATATTTATCTTTCTGAGAATTGAAGTATTTCTTAGCCTCGGCAATAGCTTTCTTTCTTGCAATCTTTACATGCTTAATCTTTGACTCATCATCTAGATCCTCATCGTAGGTGTAATCCTCCATCAAGACTTCAATGTCCTCATCGTCTAGATTCTGCTGTGTATCTGCAAGGTACTCTTTAAGAAGTTGATTCTGGTCCATAGCATCGTAATCCTTCCTAAGCTTTAGGAAATCATCAAAGCCTCTACCAGTCTCCTTCTTGTAATTCAAATAAGCTGCAACATCCTCAGGCAATTCTTCATTAGCCTGTCTCTGATCCATCAACTCATCAAATGAATTGATTTGCTTATTGTATCTTTTTCCAATATATGAAAGAACTTTTTCTTCAGATAACTCCTCCTCTTGAGGAGCACTGTCTTCAACTGCATTGTCAATACTAGAAGTATCCAACTCAACTTCACCGTTAATCTCCCTTTCATGTTTTTCAAGTAGCTCTCTTTCTACTTCTTGTACACTCTTGGGCTCAATCCCATCTAGTGATCTTACTTTGATTTCCATTTAATTAGATTTTATGTTACAAATATATATTTTTTTTTTAACGTGGCTCAAACTGTGCCATATCAAACCCATCAAGCGTGTCCTCATTAGACTCAAAGCTTAATGGAGGTAAGTTATTCTTCCTCTGATTAATCAACTTAGACTGCTCAGAATTCTGCTGACTGATACGTTTGGCCTTAGAGTCCTCCTTCATCATATCTCTATCAGCAAG